GTGTTGTTTTCAATCCATTGTACTGTTCAGCTTTCTGTTTTAATTCTTCCATAGTAAATTCTGCCATGACAATCTCCTAATCACTTAACTTACATTCGCTGCTGTTCGTAATCACCAGCACACATTCCCCACCCTTTACTGCGCTGAATGCCACACAAACAGGTTCCGAGCCATTTGAACATGCCTGGGTGATGCTCTTTGCCCCATCGCTAAACCCCTGCGTATAATTATCCCCACCAGGCGCAATACACCCACTACTCATTACTACTAAAATACTACAAATTACTATCAACCCAAATTTTTTCTTATCCATTCAATCCCCCCTACTATATATTGTATCTTTGCACTCTTGACATACAACCTATTGTATGTTTTAACCATAAAGGGGGCATTGCTACTACATGCCCCCAGTTTAGGTGGGAAAATGGGTAACCCACCGTTGAATCCTTCATCTTCCAGCTCATTATTACTGTCGTGAGCAGGCAAATAAGCTTTTCGCCAGGGGTGGCGGTTTTGATAAAAGTGTCCGAGCATAGACTTCATTACAGGCTTAGACGTGATAAGGGATGAATGACCCGCTCTGGCGAAGATTTTCAGGAGTCACCCCTTTACTAGCAAAGGATGATTGCCCCACCTGCAAATAATTACCACCTTCCCCTCTTAGCGATTTATGTCTCCTGTAATACCTTGGTTTTTGAGTTCTCTTTACAACCACCCAGGCACTTTACACACCTATAGATTGGCAATGTTCCATTTTGCTTCTCCATTACCCCGATTATTACCATATCATTCCCACATTTAGGACATTTCATAGACATCCCCCTTTATTTGCCATGTTAACTACAAATTCTACTGTTGGCTTCTCATTGCCATTATAATTTAAAAACCCACCTAAGTCTTTTTCAAATGTTTTATAGAGGTCTTCAGGTCTTATTGGCAGTAACCTGAAAAACTCTCCTTTGTAATGTTCTAGATGTTCGGCTTCTATTGCTTTCAGATGGTCTTTATCGGAAGATACCTCAACAATCATCACTTCATCTTTTTCTATAAAAGGCGGGCAACCATAAAAGTCTCTGACTTCTTCAATAGCATTTATTGCTATTCTTATGGAAATCTTCAGTTCATTTGAAATAACAAACCCCAGACTCTTTCTTAACATAAACTCATACTGGCATAATGCAAGAAGGTTCATGGGGTCATATATCTCCCCAAGACTGAATCTTTTCTCTCCTGCATGAGTGCTTATTTGTTTTAGGTTATTGAATACCGCCTGGTCGAATTTCCCACCAAACAGGTTATATCTTAGTTCCTGCAACCCTGCCAATATCAAATGAACTTTGAAAATCTTGTCCAGGCCATCAGCGTATTTCATGACATCTTCCTCTCGCATTCTTTAATAGTTTTTCTTATTGCCAGATTTATAACCTGTTCGAGTGGAATCTGATTATCGGCAATAGACCATAGTTTTTTGAAATTGAGGTCTTCAGAAACCCAACCCCACACTTTGCACGCCAGCAAATCAGAATCCGATTGCATACTTTCTCCTCTTTTCATCACATTCACGACAGCGCTCTATCCCCTTTACCTCAATAGTGTATGCTGTTTCTTTACCACAGACTTTGCATTGCATTTAATCCCCCCTTTCTTTCTGTTACCTAAAAACATTGAGCACTCCAGTGGAGTATGTGTTTTGGGGTTTACAGGAATCAAGAAGTCCAGCATATCTTTGGCTATATCTTTTGAGTTGCACAACTGATATGAGTAATCCAGGTGCAAGTCCCAGATTGCACACCCATAACCCCTGCCATCTTTTTTGTCAACATAATTCCTGCACTTAAAACAGTATGCCTGCTGATATCCTTCTCCAGCACTCCCATTTGAAAAGTATGCCATAATTATTCCTTATGCCTTATCCCCTGATACCAGCTAAACATATCCCTACGGAGTTTTGCCATTCTTCCATCAGGATGAGTAAAGACAATCCCTTCCACAAAACCATTTTTCCTGCCTTCTTCACCATGAGTCATAGATGCATAAAGCGGAATCAAATCCTTTTCAAACCAGTTAGATATACTCTGGAAATCTTTAGGATATTTGCCCCATGACTTATACATCAGATTCTTCTGGCAAATTGTCTGAAATGGTATCCATATATGTTCTTCCAATTTGTAAGGATTCCCATTAATTTTTGGACCTATCAATTCTCCGAAGTGTTGTCCGTCACCGAGAAATTCCATATAACCTCTTTCAAACGAGTTAAGCAAACCATCAATGATAAACTTTTTCCCTTTATTAAAAAACGGTAACCTCGTTGTTCTATTCCAAATACCAGCAACAATACCATCAGTAATCAGTATGCTTACGTTTGTGCCATGTAACTTTTCTATTGCCATGACTTTATCGTCTTCAAAAACCCATTCCATCCCATCAGCAATCTTGGGTGTTACGATGTAATCTCCATTAATCTCTTCTCTTACAAATGGGCTTTCTATTTTCGGGAAATCTTTTATTTCAGTCATATTAACACCTATCATCTGCTTCTACCATGAAACGACACTGTGGGCAATAATAATCATCAGTCCCAGTAATGCGTCTCATATCCCCATTACAATTTTTGCATTTCATAAATATGGTTGGGAGTGGCGAACAGGATTCTCCTTGCCCGTTGTCACCAAACAGGTCCCACTCCCAGTGACTTCCGTCACTATTATCTCTTTTTACCTTTTCTAAGCCTGCCAGCTCTGAGGTTCCTAATGTCCATATCAAGGACAGTGAAACACCCATTACACAGTGCTTCCCAGACCTTTTGCGGTGGTGCGTATATTGTAACTTCTCTGTAATACTCTTTATCAACACCAGTTGTCCTGGTGCAAAGATTTACGATGGTTTTGACTTTTGACATTCACTTCCCCCTTAACTCTATATCACTAAGTATGCGATAATATTTCCGAATTGCATGATGACTGAATCCAGTGAGCTTATACAAGTCACTTTGATGGAGTATATCACCTTTTTCTTTGGCTGCCACGCAAACCGCCGAGACGAACATAATCTTCCGGTTTCCTTCATATCCACGAAGTTTCTGTGCTATCTCTATTCCTTTGTCAAGCGTTTCCTTGCTAACACCATTTGTCAACAAGATATCATATTCTTCTTTTACGACCTCGTCAAAGGTTCGCATGGTCTCACTTTTTAACAAACTCCTTTTCTAGTAAGTCTCTGATGAATTTGCTTCTGTTGCCCTCACACTTCTCATCCAGCTTCTTTAGCAACTCAACTGAAAGAGCTACTGTAATAGGCATTAACCACTTGTCTCTGCTTATGCTTCTCATAGTATCACATACTTTATTATATTATAATGTAGTGGTTTAAAAACATTTCTATACTTCTGTATTTATTTAAGCCAATCCCAACGATAAACGAAAAATTGTTGTATCTTTTTTAATGAATAATGTGAGTTAAACCAATCTAACATTTCTTGTGCATTAGAGAATCCATCAAGAACAGCTAACTCATCGGATATATCCTTCCCATCCGCTGACATTTCAATCTTGAATACTTGTGTTATTTTTCCATATCCCAGTATCTTCGGGAATTTATCCAAAACACAATGTTGTATGTTTTTCTCTACAGCATCCTTATGTAAGCTACCAAGTTCAGGACTATAATATGTTTCATTGCCACATCGGGAACAAAACCAACTATCTTTTGGACTATTTCTTGATTTCCACTCTACTCGAAATTTTTCACCTATTTTGAATCTTGGTTGTTTAAGAACATCATATCTTTGGCCAAGACACTTTCCTAATCTACCATCTTTATTCCATTCCAAATTAATTATAACATTACATTTTCCAGCATTAATAGTCTTCCAAGCTGGCCTTATTGTCTGCCCGCATGTGTGGTTCAGCAGTTTCGGTAACTTCTCAACACAACTGAAAGACATCACTTTCATATCATTTTCTCCATTTTATGTGTTCTTTCATGTATATTATGGTATATGCGCTGATAACAATCAAAACGATTACTGCAATGATGGCAATACACCAAACTATTGCTGCCATAACCATGTTTACTAAGGTTATGAATGATATTGCATCTGTCAGTATTGCTGCTGCCAATATCATGCAAACCCCTAATATAATTGCTGCACCTATCATATTTATTCCCTCACCACTGCTTTTGGAGTACATGCTTTGCATAAACTCCAGATAGTATAATCTCTTTCAACGTTATTGCTTACATATACACTAAATACCATTTTGCATTTAGCACATTTTGTTAGCATCACAACATTCCCTCATCCGTCATGATTTGTTGTATCTGCTCTTTTGTATATCCTTTCCGATAGAGCATGTGAGCATACCTTACTTTCTCCTGGTGGTCTGCCATGTCCTCGATGTCCTTGTCATGCTGACATTTAGCACAAAACCCATACTGGCTTTTTACTGAAATAAAAAGGGCACCACATTTTTTACACCTAAAGTTATTGGAGTGTGTCTTATACATTACGATTACCCTACTACTGCAGCGTAATACTCATCCAATCCTTCAGCTTCTTTTTTGGCAGCCAGTTGCTTTTTCATTATAACATCGGTATTGGCATCCAGTTCGCTGCCAGGTTTGGCACCTTTGCCCTTCATTCCTATGACTCTCACCATTATTTCAGCTTCGGCTATGTCCATCAAAGCAGCTATCTTTTGTGGGTCAATGTTCTCAGGATTCATTGTCAGATTCACTGAGTATGTTTTTGTCAGAACCTTGTCATAACTGCCTGCTTTTATGACTTCAGCTACAACTTCCTGTGTAATGCCAACATGGACTTTTGGCATTGCTAATATTTTTATCAGTTCATCAAATTTTGGACTTGGTGCAGTCGTTGGTGCTTGTCCTAATCTTTTTGGAAGCTTGATGTTATGATAAACAGCACCAGTAGAAGATGTGCTGTCTTCATATTCAAATTCAGCAATTTCCCCTTCTTTCCAGGGAGATATACCCCATACTTCATAGGCAATACCATCTTCTAATGATATTCTGGTTTTGTCTTTATCTCCAAATTTTGTTTTTATCATTTTTGTTTCTGTTTTTATGACTTTTCCCTTAGCTTGTGGCATATTTTCACCTTTATTCTATATAATATTCCTCTTTCCCAGGTCTTACTTTTATGACTCCATTGCTAATAAGTGTTGCCCTGAGTATCTGTGCCAGGTCTATAGCAGACTTTCCTTCGGCGGTAAGACCGATATAACCTACTTTTGACCCTTTCAACTTTTTCCCCTTTACAACTTCCTGTATTATTATCTGGTGTGTTAGTGCTACCATATTATCACCTATATGTATATTAAACGTTGGCTTTATAAAGCTATGGGTTACATATATAAACTATGAATGACAGATTCATCAAACTCATTTTCACAGACCCAGTTTATTTTTTTGAGTATGCTACAAACAAGAAACCTTATGACTATCAGTGCAAATTCTTGCGTTGTGAGGATAAGAGGATAACGGTAAGAGCGGGAAGACAGTGCGGAAAATCCACAATGATAACTGTCAAAGCCCTTTTTGATGCTATAATGAATCCTAATTATCTCATTCTTATAATCGGTGCTTACCAGAAGCAAGCTAATGAAGACTTTTACAAAATAAAGGAATATATCAACATGGTAGACTTCGTTAAGATGCAGGTAGAACGTGAAACACTGACGCAGATTGAATTTAAGAACAAAAGCAGGATACTTTGTCTGCCAGCAGGTCGGGCAGGAGCATCCATAAGGGGATATTCACCACAACTAATCATCTTTGATGAAGCTGCATTTGCTTCGGATAGGGTATATGAAGCCATCGAACCATCTGTCGCTGTTACAAAAGGTGGTATAATTCTGACATCAAACACTTTTGGAAAGTCTGGATTTTTCTATGAATCATTTGATGATGCTTCTGGATTCACCAAATTTCATGTTAAAGCCAGCGATTGCCCTGGTTTTTCAAAAGAAGATTTAGAACGCCTTAAAAGAACAAAGCCAGAAATTGTCTATGCTCAGGAGTATGATGCGGAGTTCATAGAAGAAGCCGATAATTACTTTAATATGAATCTGATAAAACAATGTATCAATGATGAAATTGAAATAAATGGACCTGAGGGAGACAAAGAATATATCATGGGTGTTGATTTAGCACGCATGGGTACGGATTCATCAGTTTTTATGATTGGAGAACTTTCAGACGACAAGATATTCGTAAGGAAGATTATAGCAACAATGAAAAAGCCAGCTACAGACGCAATAGGCAGGATAAAAGATTTGCATAGAGTCTTTGATTTCAAAAGAATATATGTTGATGAATCCAGCATAGGTGGTGCTATTTATGACATACTTGAAGAAAGTGAACTACCAATCATCCCTTGCAAGTTTTTCTCTCATGAGAAATCCGAGCTTTTTAAATCACTTAAATTGCAGATGGAACAAAAGAAAATATTCTATCCAAATAACCAGCAACTTGTAACCGAAATGGCTAATCTTAAATACTCATTCACATCAAATGGTTTGCTGAGTTTAAAACCACCAGCAAAAGGACATGATGATATGGTAGATGCTTTGGCACTTGTTTGTAAGCATTTCAATACAATAAAGTATGACCAAAGTGGTGATGATTTCCCAATGAAGTCTGGTTAATTTTCAAAAACCTTATATAATGTCTAACTGGTATAATATTATATGAGACTCCCTTTGTTAAATTTAAATATATCGAGAAAAGCGGAAACAATTAAAAATGATTTTTTCCTTCGTTCTGGCAACACTTCTCCTGAAAGTCACTTGCTTGCTTTGGCTGATATTATTCCTGATAAAAAAGGCGAGAAGAAAACTACCAATGACACACTTCCATTAAAGCGGATAGAGTTCAGCAAACTTGAATTAGCATATACACTTGATGAGGTCTCAAATAGGTGTGCTAATTTTTATGCACTTCAGGTGTCTGGTCCTGGTTTTGATTTAGTTGGTGACCCAAAATCGGTTGCCATTCTGAGAGATTTTAATTATTCTGTAAGATTGAAATTGAAAATAGAGGAGATAACAAGGGATTTGTGTATCTGTGGCAACTCATTCTGGGAACTCATACGAAATTCCAAGAATGATATTGTTGATATACAGCGTATTGACTTTAAAAAAATAGATTATGTGCGTGATGAATATGGTCATGTGAAAGAGGATTCTAGCGGAATACCAGTTGGCTATGTTTTTGGTTTGAATACAAAATCGCCTGTATATTTTACTGATGGGAAAGAAGGAAATAACAACAGAGAAGATATCTTACATTTCAAATTGTTTTCGTTTGGCAATGAACTCGCTGTTGGTTATATGGAACCATGTTTCAAGATTATTTATCTTAAACTTAATGTGAGGGATGGTCTTGCTCAGGCAAGTTACAGAATAGGCCATCCACTTCATGTCATTTATGTCGGCGATGCTCCAAACCCAAAGATAGGTTATGCAGGCCACCTGCCAAATGACAGTATGGTTAGCAAGATTGACAATGAATTTCAGAATATCGAGACAAAACACAAATTCGTCATGCCATATTATGCTAAAGTCGAGCAACTAAAGCCAGATGCCGGACTTCCACAGAGAGAACTGCTTGATTATTGTGATTCAAGGATATCTGGTTGTTTTGGTATTCCACTTGAACTTGTTATCGGCGAGGGAAAAGGTAACAAAGCTACAATGGAAGTTGCTATTACTCGTGACCTTGATAGAAGAATCAGGAGCATACAAAATAAAGTATCAGTGGAAATAGAGTCAATACTTTTCCCACAAATTTTGGAACAGAATAACATAAAAATCTCCAAGCTCCAGACACCAATCATGAGATGGAGAGAGATAACTCCTGCGGACCTTAACAGAAAAGCCAAGAGAATAATATCCTACATAGAAGCTGGAGTGTTAATGCCGGAAGACATAAGGGAACAGGTAATAATCGAAGAAAGCCTTAGACTTCCAACTAATAGAATGAAAGAGATAGAACAGAAAGGCGTGGAAACACTGGCGCTTGATGATATGAACGTCATAAGTTACCTGGAATTGATAAAAGTCTCTTTCCCATATTCACAGGTTATACTTCTTGTTGAAGAATTACTGGCAAGATTGACAAAAGTAAACAAACTCTCAATGATAGAATCAATGCATATAGAAGGCAAGAGATTTGTCAGTGTCACGGAAGCATTGTTTGTGATGAAATATATTAGGGATAATTACAAAGATAAAAAAATCCAGCAGATATGCTTTCAATTAATTGAACTCATCAAACTCAAAGACCTAAGGGTATCGGAGGGAAGATATGACTGAAGAATCTAGGTATGTCCAGATTTTTGCTACACAATATACTCAGAAAATAGCATATAATGCAAGTGGTATGGCTGAATATATAGGTGAAGCAAAACCAGGGGTTGCAGCTGGTGTGATTGGATGGAGAATAAAGAAACTCACTTATGATGGAACCAATGTAACTGACATCCAATGGGCAGATTCAACTAATGAATTTGTGAAAATTTGGAACTCACGATTGACTTATACTTATGGTTAATATGAACATGAAATTATTGCTGATAAGTTGCATCTTGGCATTTATGATTACATTTACATATGCTTCAGCTTATAGTTTTCTTACGATATATAACCCTTTTACGGGGCGCTTAGATTACTATGCGGTTTACACAACAAATGATACGCTTGTAGCAACAATAAATCTAACTGATAGTAAATTCAATGGACTTCTTGGGTATGGTAATCTAACTCTTTGTGCTGAAGGACAGATATTAAAAACATCTTCAGGCGTTTGGACATGTTCCATTGACCAATCAACAGCAGGCTCCAGTGCAAATTATTGGCAAGCAATAGGAGGTTGGATGTTCCCGAACACTACCAGTGGTGGTGATTATGATGTAAATGTTACAACTCTAAGGATTGAAGGTTCATTACAAGGTGCAAATATTGGTTTGAAATCAGGAAATATATCAGATACCCCATGGTATTATACAATAGCAAATATTTCTGGTCTGGAGAAATGCTATATAGCAGGTGCTAATTTAACTACAAGCCCCACTTTTTATTGGAGTGGTGCAAATATCACTACAAGTCCCACGCTCTGGTGGAACACAGCAAATGTTTCAGGACTTTCTAAATGTTATATATCTGCTTCTAATGTTTCAGGTCTTGAAAAGGCATACATATCAACCTTAAATATATCAGCACTCGGTTATTACTATTCCCCTGCAAACCTTACAATAAGCCCTACATTCTGGTGGAACATAGCCAATGTGAGTGGTCTGGAAAAATGCTATATATCCAATGCTAATGTCACAACCACACCAACCATGTACTGGCATCCTGCCAACCTTACAATCAGTCCCACATTCTTCTGGAGTTACGCAAACCTCACAGTCAGCCCGACTGCTTACTGGTCACAAGCCAATATCACAGGGCTAGGTGCCTGGAAGGACTTTTATTATGCGACTGGCAATATAACAGGCACAGTCTGGACAACCTGTTCCAATGGCACATTCAGGGACAAGATTAATACAACATTCACTATAAGCGCAGGGCACATAAGCCTCGAGTCAGTAACCTATGATGGCACACTGGGCTATGACAACCTTACAAAATGTTCAGATGGTCAGGTGCTTAAGATGTCAGGTGCCAACTGGGCATGTGGCACAGACAATACAGGCGCTGCATCAGGTTCCAATTACTGGCAGGTCATAGGCGGGTGGATGCAGCCCAACACCACATCAGGCGGTGATGTTGACGTGAATATGTCCACACTCAAGGTTGACGGTGCGATAACTGGTCCCAACTTTGCTATAAAATCAGGCAACATATCCGATACCCCATGGTACTACACGACTGCCAATGTATCAGGGCTGGAAAAGTGTTACATAGCTGGTGCAAACGTTACCACAAGCCCGACACTGTACTGGCACACAGCCAACATATCAGGATTAGAGAAATGTTACATTGCAGGAGCCAACCTGACTACAAGCCCCACATTCTACTGGTCAGGTGCAAACATAACAACCAGCCCCACATTATGGTGGAACACAGCAAACGTGTCAGGTTTAGAGAAATGCTACATAAATACAGGCAATATATCTGCATTAGGATACTATTACAGTCCAGCCAATTTGACTATAAGTCCAACATTCTACTGGTCAGGTGCTAATATCACTACAAGCCCAACGTTATACTGGCACACAGCAAACATATCAGGTCTCAGCAAGTGTTACATATCAACCTTAAACATATCAGCTCTTGGTTACTACTATTCACCTGCAAATATAACAAGTACGCCCACCATGTACTGGGCAGGAGCCAACCTTACAACCAGTCCAGTATTTTACTGGAACCAAGCAAATATCACTGGATTAGGGGCATGGAAGGATTTCTATTACGCATCTGCAAACTTGACTGCACCTGTATGGACTATTGCTTCAAACGGAACTTTTGTGCATAAGACTGGCGATTCCATGACAGGTTCTTTGAACATAACAAACCAGAATATCACAGCAAAAGGCGTGCCTAATGGATTGATGGGTTCTAATGGAACATGCACAATTATATATGGTCCGACATCAAGATTGGAGATTTGCTAGGATTATGATATGGCAAGGATTTATCAACAGACGATTATAAAATGGGCTAAATCAATAGGCTTGCCAGCAGGCACAATAGGTTCTGTAATTGTGTTATACATTTTGTATTCTATTTTTGTGGGGGATATAACAGTCACAGGAAATACCAATGACATGAAATGCTGGGGAGCCGACATGAACAATGATGGCAGCATGTTCTATTCCAACTGGACACCACAGAAATACAATGGGGAATATGAAGCGTGTTTTTTCATAGTAAACTTTACAGCAAATAGGGATAGCTTCTGGTATCCTATTAACTATGACCCATGGGAAAGGAATGAGTCTTTCATGTTTAATCCATCAGTAAAATCATGGAAGATATATCGTTCATGGGGAAAAGGCTGGAGAGAGATACCAATGACAATATCATGTACTGGGACATGGTGCGGTTCACCAGACAATACAGGAACACAGAAATACTCAGTAGCATGGAGAGATATGAGAGCTTATACCGTCATGGTTGTTGCAGAAAAACACAATCCAAAAGATGTGATTAAATGGAAATTCGATATCGTTGACCCGTTGTGGTTAAGTGCACTTTCAGATGAATATTCATATAAAGTAATTACATCAACCAATGTGGACTTCAAGGGACAGAAAGAAGTCACAGACAACGGCTGGAAGTTTGCCAACAACTCAGGAATAATCTTCTCAGCGCCATCGGAACTGCAGTGTGACTGGTTTGACAACGGGCCACTAAAACACTGCAATACAGTCGTGGAAGTAACAAACAGGGATGGGATAGCACTGTCGCTCAACGGGCTTAAGTACACGTTTTCGGGACTAGAGAAGTATAACCCTGTTATAGAGTATTCTACAGATGCGACAAGGTACTTTGAGCCTTTGGAGTACAAAGATGAGAATGATACTTTGCTTCTTGTCGTGAACGTGGAACGTTACAGCTGGGACAAATGGCAGAAGGTAGCTAACAGCGTGGTTCTGCCTGAACGGTACGCAATAAGGGCTGGGTTCTATATGCCAAAGTATGAAAGAACCCATTATAACTTCACACTTGAGGGGCTGGCTGGAGGATTTATACCAATAAAATATGATCTGGACCCAGAGGTTGGAGAGTGTGGCTCATTGACAACAAATACCAGATACTATAACTTGACAAGAGACCTAAATAGTTCTGGGGATTGTATGACAATCACAGCTAGTGATGTGATATTTGATTGTAATGGATTCAATATAACATATGGAAAAGATGGAACAGCGAGCTCTATAGGAATTGATTCTTTTTCGGGAAGCAATAAAACAATTAAAAACTGCAAAATAGATGAAGGCTCGTTAAACTGCACAACATCATGTGCTGCCATTTCTGTTGGAACAGATGAAACAATCTTAAACAACACAATATATGTCACAAGCGGCGACGGAATACTATTGACAAGCAACAGCCATATAATAGAAAACAATACCATCTACACAAGACAAGGTGATTGTATAGCAGTCGGAGCCAGAGACATAAACACAATAAAAGGAAACATATTGAATTCAACCGAAGATTATTCCGGAACCCCATATGGTATATATATGTCAAGCGGTTCAATCAGTAACACAATAACCAACAATTACATCTGGGCTGGAGGCACGACTGCAACAGACGCAGCAGTTTACCTGTCGAACTCCGATGACAACATATTCATAAACAACACGATAATATCAAGCAGCGCAGGGTATGCAGTCTATTTGCGTGCAGGGAGCCAAAGGAACTATTTCTACAATAACACAATAATACACAGGGCAGGAGAAATAGCCATTGATTCCATAACAGGCTCAAGCGAAAATGTATTCGACAAGATATATGTTGAAAGCAGCTGTTCGACACAAACAGCCCTTTTTGCAGGGACACAGGGAATAATAATCAATAACTCAGTGTTCAACAACACAGCAAACGGATATGCACTAGACTTCTCGACACAATCAGGGAATTTCACAGTAGAGAATACGCTTTTGAAAGCTACCAACGACTATGGACTACACATGCAAAACATAAACGGCATTGACGCAGCAGGGGCAAATAACTCAGTATTCAGAAACGTGGAAATAATATCAGAAACACAGAATACAATTTATTTTAATACAAACATCACTTATGGAAGGTTCATAAGCCTTAACGTAACAGCAGGTTCAGACGATTATGCAATATATTTTGCTTCTGGCAACCACACAAGGTTCGAGGACAGTATATTCAAAGGGTTTCCAGCAACTAATGCTGACATGAGAATGGACGCAACAACAATAAACATATCTTTCATTAACTGCACGTTCAGAAAGCTGGTATTTGTAGGTACATGGGCAGCAAACAGCCCTGAAGCATACATCACAAAGGAATGGTGGTGGAGAGGATATGCAAAAGATACAGCAGGAAACCCATTATCTGGGGCATCCATTGAGATATACAACTCAACAGGGCATTTACAAAACAACATGACAACAGGGGCAGACGGGTACACCGCAAGGATGAACCTGATAGAATATCTGTCAAACGCATCAGCAAAATATTTCTTCGCATCACCATATACATTCAACGCAACAAAAGGGGGATACACAGATGCAGACATAACAGGATGGAACTGGACTGACAACAACATGACATTCGAGTTTATGCTTGCAGGCGGAGCCCCAGCAGGCGACTCCACCGCCCCAGCCGTCACGCTCTATTCGCCCCCTGACCAGAACAAAACCAATTCCACAACCATAACTGTCAATTTCGTGTGCAACGCAACCGACAACATCAAAGTAGAAAACGTCACATTGTACCATAACCAGACAACATGGCATGCAAACGTCACAAATACCACATCCCTAAATGCAACTCAGACAACATTTTCAGTCGGTGCCTTTACAAATGGTACTTATCTTTGGATATGCAGAGCATGTGATAACTCCAGCAACTGTGCGTATGCGTCAGCCAACAGGACTTTTGAAGTAGGGTATAACGTAGCAGTTTCAGCAAGTACATGCGCCTGTGCCAGCATACAAGCGGGAACAGCAATTAACTGTGCTGAGAATTGCACGATAACTGCTTGCAATGCCAATGGGCAGAACATAGTAATATCAGGATTCGGCAGGATTATAGTCACAGGTGACGTTTCAAACTATGGAAAGCTCACAATAAAAGGCGTGAGCAGCAGTAGTACATGCAATGTCAAGTGTACAACAGGATGCTTTAGGAGATAAACCAGGAGGTAAATATGGTTTTTAAAACAAGCGAGGGAAGAATGGCAGACAACATACAAAAGATACAGATAGACATAGCCAAGATAGAAGAACACCTGAAAAACATAAATGGCAAGGTGACAAGGACAGATGCAGATTTATGTAAATTGAGCGATAAGCATGTTTATGATGTGAAGTGCATAGAGGATAAAATAGACAAGTTTTCGGGTGATATTGTAAATAACAAAGTTGAGATAGCTAAAATAGCAGGAGTCAGTGGATTGGCAGGACTCGGTGGCGGTGGCGGAATGATGTTAGTGTTAAAGGCAATAGGAGTATAAAGAGAAATAAATGACTGAAGAATTACAATGCCAACATGGTATTTATCTGGTAAAGCCTTACGGCCAGCTTTTTGCTAATGGAAATATAACCAGTTTTGTAAAGACATGCAAAATAGAAACCGCAGGCAGTAAATTTTATGTTTGTTCCGGTTCAGAAGTCTATGGGATAATAGAAATACTTGAATGCCAGGAAGTTGATACAGAAGGTTTCAATAGACTGTTTGCCGAGCATAGAGTCAGTGATTTCTACAGGAAAATCTGGTGGGGAAAGGTTGAAAAGTTATATAATCACAAATTCAAAACCCTACAAGTTTTTAAGACTCCCATACCATATAAATATAGGAATAGTAAAATCGGGATAGTTGAACATATAACATTAAATGGTGTAAATGGAAAAGAAGAAAGCCAAACTGTATAAGAAACCTGACGGTTTGAATTTGGAAATTCTGGAAAAATGTAAATGCAAGGAAATCATTACAATGCCACTCAAAGGTTTTGATGGCATAGATGTGAATTATTGTGTTAATGGTTTTGAGAACTGTGTCCAATCCCTTTCTTTTGATACAACATGGGATAAAGACCGAATGCTACTTTTTATGAGAAGATATGGCAAACAGGTTTTGGACTTCAAGACAGGTGATATGCCTGAAAGATTACAAAGAATAGACATAAACTGCAATATAGAATACTTAGGGAAACCTTTTAAGATGCCTTATGAGTTTGAGTTCATTGCACTCAAAGAAGGCAAATTTAATAACGTAATATATACAAAGGAAGAACTCAAAAAAGGTTGCATGACATTAAACGGCAAAGATATTACTATTGACCATTCTAAATCGGTTGAAGGTATAGTTGGCGAGGTTACTGATGTCTGGTGGAATGAGAAAGATGAAAGGATTGAAGGGAAGGGTGTAATCAAAGATGAAAAGATTGCTCACATGGTTCATGATGGAAGGATAAAAGGTGTCAGTGTTGAGGTCTTTGTTGACTATAAAAAAACACCGCAGGGATTGGAAGGAACTGATTATGAGTTTGTTGCCATTTCATTGGTATCCCGTCCAGCATGTCCAACCCCACTTTGTGGAATAAAACAAAACATTGGAGTTTTAAACTAATTTTGAGTTAGCATTATATAGGATACATTGCAAAGTTAATCTATGGAAGAACTCGAAATATCGGAAGTCCTTCAGAATGAAGTAAGTCCAAAGGTTGACTGCAAGGAAAATGCTAAACAGGAAGAAATACTCAAAGCTGAAGTAACAGTGAACACGGTTATTCCGGTTGAAGCAAAACCTGTCGAGAACTCCAAACCAATAGAGTCTGTTTCAGAAATAACATCCCCAGAATCAAAAGGCAAACTGACACTTAGCGTATCTGATTTTGAATCTCTTAGTGTTGAAGAGCTTATGGGTCTTGCCTGTCAGACATTTGAATGCCTGAAAGTCAAGATGGCAAAAAAGACGTTGCCAGATGAAGATAAAGAAGACCCTGAAGAAGATGCCTGTAAAAAGAAACCAAAAGAAATGGCAAAAGAGTTCATAAATGAGATGGAAAAGAAAGCCAAAGAAAATGAGAAACTTTCCAAAGATATTACTCAACTCACTGCTAAGATTCAGGAATTGGAGAATAAAGGCGTAAAAAAAGCAGTTGAAACCTTAGAAGATACTACTAAAGACGCAACCACACCACAACCTGAAACACCAGTAAAAGGTAAAATGGTGTTCAGAAAAGATGGAAGCGTCTATCAATGGGATTGATGAGTTTAAATATAGGAGGATAAAGGAGAAATGACACTGAACATGATTAGTGCCGAGGCGGGATGCTTTACAGCATACGCTAATGCAGCGATTGATGCAGGAGCTTTCGTAAAGTCCATTAGCAGCAACGATGTAGTGACAAGTTCGGGACTATCCACATACGTTACTGAAGATATAAAGGTCGAAGAAGCTGATGACGCTTCAACAGATTACACAATCGTCGTTGGTTTAGCTGGCGCAGATGCCGCAGCAGCAGCATATTTGCCAGTTTACACTGAAGGTCTTTTTATCGTCAGGGCAGGTGAAGCAGTAGCAGTGGGCGGATGCGTCCAGCTTGCTGAAGACACCGACGAGTATGAGGTAGACGCACTAGACTCTACATACGGCGAACACAAGATTGGCAGAGCATTAACAGGAGCATCGGCAGCAGACGCATACCTAATCATTTTACTCCGAATTTGAATATGAAAACGTTACAACAGCTTGCAGACGAAGGTGAACTTTTTTATGCATTCGAGAGTGAACTGGTTAAGCAACAGCTTTATGACATTGTCAAGGAAGCCTCAATAGAGAATAGAGTTGGTAGGCAACTTGTTGATGTAATAAATCTAAAGTCTGGTGCAGCACTTGATATAATAACTGCTGATAAAGACTCAATGGAGTTTAGAAGAATCGCCGAAGGTGCGCTAATACCAGTAGACACAGAAGCATACACAAAGGCCACAGTGACACCCGCTAAATGGGGTAACAGAGTTGTAATCTCAACTGAGCTTCAGGAAGATGCCAACTGGGATGTTATGCAGAGAAACCTCAGACAAGCAGGTAGGGAAGCAGGAGTCAGGGAAGATGTGATAATTTTCACAGCATTCAACGACTCAACATACGGTTTCCCAGGAACAAGTGGTCAGTATGGAACATCCGCTGGTACGGAAATATCTGTGACAGACATAGCCAATATGATGTATGGTCCGGAATCAAAGGACTACAATCCAAATGTATTGGTTCTACATCCATCACAGGTGAAAGAACTCAGGCAGATAGACACTTTCGTGGAAGCTGACAAAGTTGGAAGCAGAGTAACATTTGACAAAGGCTTTGTTGGAAAAATCTTCGGTATGGACGTTGTAATTTCAAGGTCAGCATGGGTTGGACAGACATCAACAGAATACGCATGGTGTCTTGACACAACTGAAGCTGGTGTACTTGTAGTTAGAAGGCCACTTACAATGAAGACATATGAACTTCCTGAGAGAGATGCAATAGGCGTTGCGGTAACATTCCGTGAAGAAGCAAGAGTGCTTCGACCCGAGGCAGGGTACAGATTGACAATCAGTTAAACTGATTGTTTAAGGGAATCACTACGATAGATATGGTTAAAATTAAAAATGCTAAAATAGTAACAGACAGACCTGTAGAAGCGATAACACTGGAGAAAGCAAAACCTCTCCAGACAAAAGAAAATCTTGATGTTATTGTTCGCAGGTTAAGAAATGAAATCGAAAATTCCACAACAATAACCATTCCTTTAGACAAAGCAGTTGAAATATTGAGGTCTCTGGAAAAACACTTATGAAAGGGTTCATAAAATACACTTTAGGAATTTTTGGTTTTGCTTTATTCTTATCTATCATTTACTCACTAACTTTCACATTAGCAGCTCCAACCACATTCACATTTGCTGCTACGTCAATAGCAAATAATAGTTTTATCACAGCAAACTGGTCATGGATAAACTTTACATCCAATGAAGATTTACTCAACGCATCATGCCAGATTTTTCATTTCAACGGTAGTATACAAAATAAAACATTAAGTAATACTTCCCTAACAGCATGGGGAGTTAATATATCAGCATTAGTTGACAGTCCTGTTGGAAAGAGTTATAATTTTACTTGTCATTCCACAAATAGAACTGGGACTCGTGCTACCAGTGATATATATTTCTTTGAAATAGACAGCCAAGCACCAACAATGTCTAGTCATTGGGTTTATGGTTTATATAATACATCAGGTGGCAATTTCATTGAAGTGTTCCAGAATATGTCTGATGCAAATACAGATGCCTGCAAATTTTTAATCTGGTATGAAGTAGTAACTCCGGCTGTGAATCCACAGGCAACTACCAAAACATTTGTACTGGGTAATACGTTGGCTGGTACGTTAGTATCAACTACAACACATGAAAAGAACTGCTCACTTAATATAACATGGACAGATATAGAAGTTGCTGGCAAAAGAGGTCAGTTTTTGATAGAAGGTTGGTCTAATGACAGTGTAGGACGTGAAACCAAATCACTTCAGAACCTTACATTAGTATATAATAAACTGGTAGCAGGATATTGGACACCACTTGGTCATGTAGAAGCATCCAGGACACTGTTACAGTGGGCTTACAAAGCATATTTCATGAACATAAGCTATGTATCGGTATTCAATAATACATATGGTTTGCACAACTTTACAACTTATAGAGCTAACTATTCAGCAAGTAACACTTCTATAATAGATGCTGGTAATGTTAGCGGACTATATGTATACCCAGCAGTAAACTGGGGACTGATAAGATATGATTCGACATCAACTGCAAATTGCTGGCTTTATGCAGCCAATACAACTGTCAATCTAACGATAACACCAACTGGAATAAAAACTCCGTGGAACCTTGTAGCTATGGTTTATACAAATACAACTGCAGCAATAGCAAATAAATCAGCTAGTATAACATTCGTTTCATGGCATAATGCATCAGATACAAGATGCCCTGGTGGATGTTACATAACACACAAAAAGGGATGGGATTTCAATGCCAATGTTACCATTTATAGAGGAGAAGCAATGTGGATACTGACAAGTACAAATGGTACAACATCAAATGCAGGAGTTGCACTTTCGAGGTAAAATATGAAAACTAAACTATCTTTCGGGCTTATAATTGGACTGACATTCATGATGGCATTTGCTTCAGCACTTTCGCCACCGCTTCCAATAAGCGGAACGGTATATGATGAAGGTAATACTGATGGAATTGATGTTACCATATACAACGTCAGAACAGGTGAGACTCAGATAACAACAACCGAATTTGGCGGACAATATCTTTTCGACTGGGCAAATACCAACCTTAAATATACAGACTATGACCAGTTCCAGATAACAGTAAGAGGCATTACAAAGACAATAACATTTACTGGAGGGCCAATAGAAGCCAATTTTGATTTCACAGGCGATGGCACTTGTCCAGAATGCCCTTCTTGTGGTACATGCCCAACAGACACAACTCCATATTCAGAATGTAATTCATGTTGTCAAGTAGACCTTACACCATACGAAACATGTGATGCTTGTTGCCTGGCTTGTCCAGAACAGACACCATGTCCATCACAGACACCTTGTCCAATACCCACACAATGTGAAACTAATGAATGTCCAGTATGCGACACAACAGTAGCGTCAATAATAGCCGTAATAGCAGGGCTAATATTAGGAGCTGGTGGTAGTGTCGGAGTGCAAGCGTATAGGAATGCCAAAGGTGGCGTGACAGTAAAGCACAAACATGCTGGCATAAGAGGTTATCACGACATAAATACAGTACATAATAATCCATTATATAGGCACGCAAAAGGAGAATTAACACCTAATTTGCCTAATAAGGTAGAGGGATAAATATGCCACAAGCACCATTTCCAATAACAGGAACGGTAACATACAATTCATCAGTATTGCAGGGAGCCAAAGTATGGGCGCAGGATATAACAGAGGGGACAATGGCTTATGCGCAGGAGAACCTTACTTTCGCATACACTAATGCCAGTGGACAATATGTCATTGACCTGGCAAACATAACATCAGCGTATGCCAATCTTGATAAGATAAGAGTATATTGTGAAATAGAAAACATGGGAACATGGAGTGATATTGTTATATCACTCGGCGAGGGTTCGGCATCATGCGACTTTACGATTACAAGAAAGAGCGGTCTCACTGACGGAATAAAGTCCACAAAAGATACTAGTGGTAAATATGGATTATCATCTCTTGGAAGAGGCATGAAGATAGGAATGAAAGATGCTCTTCAGTAAGGATTTTCATGAGCAAAGCAGACAGAATTAAGGTATGCAAGAATACATTGACTGTTGCTACTGCTACCACTTGGTCTGAAGGGACTGTTTATACTGATGTCATTGATGGAGAAATTATAAAAGTTGTTTTTGATTTCACAAGTTCTGATGCTGATGCAGTAATTTCATTAAAGACCAGGGATACACCAGCAGAAACGGTAGCCGAGATAACTGGTTGGGCATCTGATGTTACACTTTACCCAGTTGTTGAAGCCAAAACTAATGCCAATGCTACAGCAGCAGCGGCCACTAAAACAAACGTTTTCACAAGATATGTTGTGAAAGGAAGCCTGGCAATCACCTGCTCGGCAGCCACAGCACTTGATACGGTTACTGTAAAAGTATATTGGAGGTAACATGGAAGTTAGGCCAGTAAAGAGTATGGCTGAAAGACCCCCATGCCAGCTCAAGATTTCTGAACAATGCGATGGCAAAGCACTCATGAGAATATCGTTAAAGAATGGTACTCCTGTTAATGTGTGCCATTTTTGCCGATGGCTTAACAACTATGGCGAAGAATGGAATCCTGTTGGAATGTATGTGAACCAGAAATACGATCAGGTGAATAAAGGGAGAATGATTTGATATGCGTTCCATGCGTTGTCCTAAATGCTCATTTTGGATATTCTATGATGAAAGAACAGAAGTAGATATAGTTCATCAGTGCCGAGACGCAACTGGTTCACGATTACAAAGGAAAGAGGAGTTTAATCATCAGGGAACAAGAGTAACCCTAAAAATGGACGAGAAAGACTACTGGGACCAGATGGGCATAAATCCACTGCAACCCAGAAGAGTATTAACACCAACAAAATTCAAAAATCAGTTTAAAACCAATACAAACGTAGACTACTATATTGAGGTATAACTATGGCATATACAACATCAGCTAAAGTGAGAGATGTAACGGGATTGACTACAACAGACATAGCTGATGCTGATTTAGATGACATAATAACCTTAGCTGACAAGCAACTTGACAGCATACCAGATGTCACTTTTGATTCTTCAACAGCAGAACTAGCTTCTACTTATCTTTGCGCTTCACTGGCACTCAGGAACTTAGCCAGCAAGACAATGACTAGCCCAACAAGTTATTCACTAGGCAGGTTGAGGGTTGACAACAAAAGTGTTGTCGAACTGAGGATGGCACTTGCCCAGAATTTCATGGATAATTATAATTCTATCGTGTCATTCGTGACAGATGGAACAGGAATAAAGAAGATACAAACAGATTGAGGTAATTATGGCTTTATCAGCACAAATAATATCAGACTTTGGTGGCATCATAGATACCCATGGCTCTACTGTTAATGTCTATTTAGCACCGACTTATACTTACGACACAGAAGGCAATGATAGCATTGCAAAAGGTACCGCCACTAGTGCCAAAGCGCTTGTTTTTAATGAAAGAGGCGAGATGGCAACATCACAACCAGAAGGTATTGACGTGGAACTTAAATATGAAATCTACTTAAAAAGCACAGTAGGAACGATATCAGTCAATGATTTGATTTCATGGGGTTCAAAGTATTACAGAATCATAAGCATAGATGAAAATCCGTTGGACACCGAAACTGTGACATTTTATTACCTGACAGCGGAACGCATACAACCTCAGTCCAAAGTCAGCTAGTTTTGAGTTAGCATTATATAAGGTAAAAACAAAAATTAAGCCTGATGAGTCCTTTATGGATGAAGAAACCCCCCTGTATGGAGGATAGAAAATGGCCGTAAGTGTAAGTACAATCACTACAAATATCTGGGATGCAATACAGACAATCATAAGTGGCAATACTACAGTAGACAACAATTCTACTGCTGTTTATGGGACATATCCTCAACAGTTCATTGATTCTGCTGGAGGGCTTCCAATGGTTATAGTACACAAACCCGAGGTGACAGAACAAAGGATTACAATGACCAAAAAGAAATTCCTTATTTCTATCAGGATAGAATCCTTTACTGACAACGCTGCTGGTCTTAAAGTGCTTTCTGATGCAGTAAGGAACGCCCTCGAAACCAATAAAGTTACCACAAGAGGCAGCAACCAGCTTTATCATTTTAAAATAGTCGAAGATACAGAAGATTTTGACTTAAGGGCAAACAAAAGAGTACACCGCAACATACTTGGTGCTTCATATGAGTTTGTCGGTGGAGGAGATTTATAATGGCTAATATACTGACAATCAACATTGATGACAGAAAAGCAAGGGATATGTTAGGCAGAATCAGAAAAAATCTTCCACAAGTCAATGATAAAGGAGCCAAAAAAGTTGCTGACATCTATGCCGAAGAGATAAAATTCAGGATGTATGCACATAAATTTACTGGAACTTCTATGGGAGATTTGGATTTGGGTGGCATAAAAGTTGAAGATGGTAAATATGTTGTCAGAGCGCCAAAATATCTCTGGTATGTTGACCAGGGAACTAAACCACATTTCGTTAGTCTTTCAAAGCATCCAGAACTATATGATTGGGCAAGAATGCACGGTATGAATCCTTATTATTTACGTTATAAAATATCCAAAGAAGGAACAGAAAGATATGGTGTCATCAGGGATGGAATTAAAGCGGGTGATAAGAGATTCAGGCAAATCCTGAAACAACATTATGATACTTATATTGAATCTAAAGGGAGGAATGTATGAAATATAAAATCACCAACTTAATGCCAGATACTCGGCAGTTCAATTCACACGGTACAATAGTTGTAATCAAAGGTCATGCGTCACTTGTAATTGACGACTTTATTGAACTTCCTAAAGAGGTCTTTAAGGTTGAAGAGTTTGAAAAGATTCCTAAAAAGGGAAAATTGAATAGTTGATTAGAAGAATTGGAGGTAAACTATGGGAGTAGATGTATGGTCAGAAACCGCATTGGTAGCAATTACACAATCAACTGCGTCGACAAATACTGATGTCATATTCCACACGATAACTGAGACTGTTGATATTGACATGGGCGAAAAGGATTTTGAAA